CAATCGCCAGCCAGTCTATTACACGTTTACTTACATTATCCATTTCAAAACCCTATCGTTCCGAGTGGTGGTGAATCGAAAACCTCAGCTGCGTCCGGTTCTGCAAACGTGGTTTGCACTGCGGTACTTCGCAGCACGCCACCCGTTCCTGTGATCGTCGTCGGCCCGCGAATGAAAACCGTTTCGCCTGCTGTTCCATCTGCATTGCGAAGTGTCACCACACCAGACGTGAGCACAAATTCCCAATGATGCAGCCTTGTGTTTGAATCAATTGGAGGTGGCGATGGTTCTGGTCGAATCCCGTATCTACCTTCAAACGCTCGCACTGTTCCAGTACACAGGTTGTCGTCGGTTCCGTTAGGATTCATCAGACACCTTGCGGTTGTGTGCGGTCGTTTCGTGCCTAGTGTTGTATGTCCAAACTCATGACCGAAAAGAATGGTGCAAAGTCGATCTGTTTTGAATGAATTGAACTGGAATGCAAACGCCGCCGGTGGCTCTCGGTTTGAGTGATGTTTTGGAATTTGCCCATGGTGAATCCAAATCGTGGACCCTTGAGCATATGCCGGTGAAGCCCAATGTTGTTTTGGTTCCCCCGGTTTGTTGTATGTGCCGTAGCCTAGATAGACTTCCTTGTTACGGACTCGGATGTTCGCACCGCCAGAATCGACCACCTCGAATCGCACGTTCGCTTGAGTCTGATCAGCCCACAATTGCAAACCGGCAATCAGATTTTGCCGCAAAAACTCGTTGTTTGTGTTGTGAGACACCACGTCCCGGTCCATCCTCACCTTGATGACACGTGGCTCTTGTGCCTTGACAGTCACCGTCGCCAACATGCACAAAATCATCGTGACAATTTTAGTTTCCATCTTTTTTCCCACCCAGCCGTAGAATTTCAGCCCACAATTTTTCGCGATCCTTCTCGCACGACTCCAGTCGCCGGGAAATTTGCAGGTACAAAAAGCCAATAACCCCAGAAAGCGTCCCAATGGCGGCTAATAGAATCGGGATTATTTGTAGGTCTGTCATAGGACCTATAAATACCGAATTGCCACGATTGCCAGTGCAATCAGGACCAGCCCGACTACTGTGAATGTTATTTTTTGCTTATTTGTTGTCATTCCTTCGTTTCCTTTATCGTATTCGACACGCAGCTCGCGATGCTCGATCAGCCAATCTTGCAGCTCGGCGTACTTGTGCCTTTTTCAGATGTGATGTCTTAGTTTCGCAACAGACTTTTTCCACAGTGACAACGCGACATTCCATTACAGGAACAAGTGTCGTAACTGTTTCACAAGTTGTTACTGGTTCGTAAACCACTTTTGGCACCATCTTCGTGACAGCTCGTGTGGTTTGTACTGCTTTGTATGTGATGACTGCCGCCACTCCGCAATCCTGAGCCTGAACAACACTGCCCATCATTGCTACGACTGCTAACGCAATTAAATAACGCACAACTACTCCTTGCTTTTTTGGTGAGGGTAAAGACAAATCCCAACATCTTGCTGTCATTGGTGACAACAATTTTGGGATCAACTTGAAAAGGTTTAGCAATTCAATGATTTGCATTTGTTTGCTCCAGCACGGAACGCACGTCGCATCACGAATTAAAACACGTCACCGGATCGGGCGCGGGCGGCCATCCCCGGTGACATGTCGAAGCGGGATCGTCGGTTATACCGTGAATTGCTCTTGGTTTAAGTCCGCATTGCTAACACTCGGATTCAGCATAAATACAGTTACCTCGTAGTCAACTGCGTTTTCACCAGTGAAGCCGACGTTGATGCAATCAAATTTACACACGCCAGCTTCTCGCTTTGCAGCGCCAATTGATTCCATGTCAATTTCCAGATTCATGAAACCAGTCCATGCCGGTTTGTCGGCTGGAATGCACTTATCAGCGATCAGGAAATCGGAACCACCATCTACACTTCCGTAGATACTCATTGTCGTTGGTCGATTTGCATTCGTCGCCGCAACAGCTGGGGAAATCTGAACCCAGACGTTCTGGTATTCGTCGAGCGGGCAGCAGGCGGCCAAGAATACTTCCGTAGCCGTGACGCCTGTAACCGTCTCTTTACAGTTTTTTTGGAGCAGCTGGTATTTCACAACTGTTGCACAAGTTTGAGCCATGATTATATGCCTTCTAAATAGTTATTGAAACACAACGCTCACATTACGGCTGGCAGCAATCTGCCGGATCACCAGTGAGGACTACGAATGGAGACAGCGTGAACGCAGCGCTCTCATTTCCACACGCTGGAATAAGAGTATCGTTCCATGCCGGACGACCAGCATTTGTTCTCCAGAATTTGAACAGCGACTGATGGCACTCAAACTTCGCGTGAATCGACGATGCAGATTGCAACCCTCGATAAACACCTTCGATGTACTGCGACCAGTCATACAGGCCAATATCACCAACCTTGCCCATGTCAGGCAAGAATTCAGTGAACACAATCGGAATGCCGTCAAGCGTTCCGTGCGCCCACGCTGGCCCGCCAATCGCTTGGTATGCGAAGTTAGAGCAACATGACAAGTTCGCGTCTTGCAAGGTTTTCAACACCTTCTGAACGCCAAGAGTTGCCATCCAGACTTTGTTTGCCATCGAACCCCAGTGACGTTCTTCCATCCCATAGATGTCGTCAAGCGTGACGGTGCCGGCAGTTTCCCGTGTCACCTGAACCAACGACTTATTGGAGTCGTCAAGAACACCAAAGTATTCGCCCTGACCAGTACCAAACAATCGTTCGCGGACAAGTGCAGCTTCAAACTCGATGTTGAAACTGTCAGCAATGTCTTCGATGAATGCAGTTGGAGCGCGCTCAAGCTGTTCCTGAGAGGCACATGCCATTGCAAACTGAGTGTAGGCAGTCAGGTTGTACTTGCCGTACTTGTTGCGACTTGCGATTTCACAACATGCTTCAGCGTGACGACCAACGGTCAGACCACCCGTGAAACTTGTGCGATGATCGCTGTCAACGCGATAGCGAAATGGTACGACTACCGTATCCATCGTCCGCTTGGCCGTACTCATTGCCGCTGTTGGCAGCAATGGATCGCGGGAGATAATCTCTCCAGCAATGCCTTCTGGAATCCATGCCCCACCGGATGAGTCATCCGTGGTCGTGAAGCAGGTGTCGTCGCAGTCTGCATTGAAGATTGGCGTTAGCCGCTTCATGCGTGGATCATTGAACTGTTGCAGCCGACCTTGACCAAAACACTGTCCAAAATCCTGCAGCGACTTACAGAAATCAACGATGTCGCGGAAGCCACCCTTTGGATCGTCCGCATATTCTTCTTTTTTGACCCTGACGGTTGCACCAACTGTGGTTCCGTTTCCAGCTGGCATGACGCCATTGGAGGGGGTAATGTTACTACCAGTTTTTGATGGTTCTGGTGATGAAGCAACAACAGCATTTAGCGCTACTGCTTTTTCCTGACGATTGATAGAAGCAGTCAGGGTGTCGAAGCGATTTTCAAGCAACCCATACTCTTTGGTTTCATCCGGAGTAAGGTCGCGAGCTTCGCTGTCCGCAAGATCATTCAGCTTCTGCATTTCTTGCAAAACCTGTTCTCGCTCTTGCTTTTTCTGCTGGATCGTTTGACTCATGGATCGTTCTCCTGCCATCCGTGGCAATTTAATGACTTCCGTGCCAGCGAGAACGACGCACCGTTGCGCGATCGCCAACACATTTTGAAAAAGTGTAAACGTACATCGCGCTCGGGCGAGAGACTGATCGGATTATACCCCCTGAATGGGGGGGTGCAACTTCATACGAAGTTAATCCGTCGATTATTTTGGGATCAAACCAGTTTCTTCTTTAGATTCAGCTTGCGATTCCGTGACAAACTCCGCATGTTCAGCACAGCTTCAGGTACCGTCGTTGTTCCGTTTGCGCCTGATTTGTGACCAAACAGCGCAGTCGGGACGTTTTTGTAGTTGAACCGCTCCAGACATTCAGCATTCATGATCTGGCTGTTAGCCTTCATCTTAATTACCTTGTCAACAAACCTTTTCTCCTCGGCTTCATCACTGTCAAACCACGTCTCGTCAGACATGAATTTGTTGATTACAGCGTTTTCAATGCCTGTTTTGTTGGCATAAGTCTTAACGATGGATGCGTCAATCTTGCGGAGCATGCCAGCTAACTCGTCGAAATCCTCAGAGTTACCAATCCCCATACCGAAGGCTCGGTGGATCATCATGAACGATCCTTCGTGCATTTCGACAGTGTCGCCAGCCATCGCAATGAAGCTCGCCGCCGACGCTGCTAGGCCATCAATCAAAACTCTGACGTTTCCGTCGTGCTGCTTGAGCGCATTATAAAGCGCCAAACCCTCAAACACGCATCCACCCGGACTGTTGATCCTAACAACAACATCGCCGGGGTTAGCAGCGAGAAAATCAACACCTTCTTTTGCAGTAATCCCGAACGGTCCAATTTCGTCATAAATAAACAATTCACCAGCCATGTTAAACACTCCCTGTTTCTGTTTCAGTTTCACCAAGCTCTGATGCAATGACGGTAACTTCTACAACATCCAATACAATCGGTTCGGCAATTGTTTCAACGACTGGATCGGGAACGTGAGGCAGTTCTTTCGCTTCAGTTGGCAAGTCAGTACCGCACCTCAAACAAAACCACATCCCTGCGATTTGACGAGACTTATCATGCTCGCATTGATCAACCGGCGCCGACTCACCACGAAAGGCGGCGCGAAGTTTTCGTTTTATGTTAATTTTTTTTCTTGTTAGCATCGAATTCCTCTTTCAAATCAAAAACTCCAATGTGAAATGCAAACTGTTCTGGCACTGCTTCAACAGCTTCTGCTACCACTTCCTTGTCTGACAATTTCTCAATGAACATGTCAATAAACAATTCACCGATATCCTGTCTCGGCACCTCGCAGAATCCTGCTCGCCACGCTGTCATGGCGATTGGGTACAGGTTGTCGTTGACGATTTTCCCATCCTTTGATGAGATTGTAGTCAACCACTGGTTTTCAGTGCTGTTTTTAACTGCCCGTTGAAATGATTTACTCAACCTTTCGCACATTCTGGTTGCAGAACTGACAGCGAGTGTGGTGATTGATTCGCGAAGCGCGTTGTTTTGGGTCGTTGACCGGGTGAATGCCCGTTCGTTGCCAACAATGTTCCGTGGAAGCCTGAGCGTATCGTTTTCTTCGCCCGGTATCGTTGGCATGTTTTTCTTGCGGCGACCTTCGTTTGGTGTCACGATTCCGCCATTGACATCTTCCCGAATCATCTGAGCCATCGTTTCAGAATCTGCTGACAGCAATGCTGTGCGGTTGAATTCAAAATAGTATCCTGATTTTTCTTCAGCCTTAGTCAACAATTTGAAGTTGAATTCAGTTTCAAATTCATTGAACCAGTCGTTCAACGTGTATAAGGTAAAACCCCTGACTTCTTCTTCCAGACTGGAATAACTGTTGGATTGCTTGTCTCCCAACAGGTGTGGTGGAACACCAAAAATGGTTCCCAGCCTACGTGGAATAGAATCCTGACTTTCAAGCAACTGTGATTTCTCTGGATCATTCGTCGCTGGCTGGAACTTAACCCCGTCAAATAGCGGCAGCGCTTTCGTGGCACCATGCTGGACTGACGTTGTATGTTCAGTCATCGCCGAAAAGAAATCTTTGATGTATGTGTGATCAAAGCCAATCGGGATTGTGAAATATCCGGCGACGTGCGCTGAGTTGACGAAATACTTGGCGGCATAGTTTCTAATCGCTATTGCATGACCAAACTCGTCTGCCAAGCACCGGACTACATCCAAACCAGTGATTCCGTCCCATGTCACTCCTGCAATGTGGATGATTGATTCTGGTGCAATTTCCCTTGATTCTTCTATGTCGTCAATTTCTGGAGCTTCAAGGTAAACTTTCCGTTCTTCGCCTGTTTCCTTGTCCTTTATCTCCCCAAAGCTGATTCTGAGCGGGTCTAGCAGCACCAGCTCCCGCAGATTTCCTTTTCCATCAGTGACGATTTCTGCAAACCCGTTGCCAAGCAGCAAGGCGTGTACTGCCAATGTGTGTTTGAACCTTCGCGCTTTCATCATGCTGGAAGGTCTGTGCAGAACAAGATTGAACGCATCGTGGTCGGTTTGTATGTCGCGTGAGTCGTTCGGACCTTTGGCGTAAAGAAAACAGTTTGTGCTGGCAATGATCCCGGCAATAATGTTGATGCACCTGAATACTGGGAACAGTCCCATCACGTTCTTGGTGTCAACGGTGACTCCAGACTCGCTTTTCTGATTGCTGCTGCCAAGTTCGCGCATCAACCAACGATAGATGGCTGTTTTGCCGTCATCCTCAAGAATGTTTGCGCCGCATTCTGGAAATGGAGAGTTGCTGATGCGGTTTAATATCTGTCCGTCTGGACCGTATATCTGACCGTTAATTTGTGGCTGCATTTTTCTGACTCGGCAGATTAAAAGAATATTTTGCGTAGTTCTTCATTAGCATAGGACGATCCAATCGCAGCCGCTTCAGGTGATCGTAACGTCCAGCCCCGCATTGCCATTACCATTGACACTGCGGCGTCGATTTTCTTGTGTTCGCCACCCAGCTCTGGCTTCACAAGCATTCTGTAGCCATGCTTGTCTTCGTAACACTGGGCGTTTCGCAAATGCTCCAACACTACAGGATTATTGTTGTGTCGCAGCGTTCCCTCAAGAATGTGTCGTTCCATCGCATCAAGGTGCGGCGAGAACTCTCTTGTTGATTGCCTGAAAATCACCATTTCGATCCCCAAGTCTTCCTCAATCAGTTTCAGCAAATGCCGTGATTTATTGGGGTCGAAGTGGATTTCTCGAATGTTAAACTGCTCTGCCCGCGCTTTGATGTCGTTGAACACCAAGTCTTCATTGATCACCTGTCCCGGCAGTAGCGTCAGCTGTGCCGACACCGTCTTTGACCAGCCAAGATACGGCACGATCTCATTTTCTTCATTGGCTCGCATGCGTGTCATCCACGAATCGGTGAACACGTAGGGGATGCCATCAACATCAAAAATCATTGTGAAACACGTCAGGTCGCGAGTGCTGGCAATATCCAATCCGCACCAGCACGTCTTCCCCTCAAAATCTTCGATGCGAATGTCATCGCCACATTCGCTCCAGCTTGTTTCTTTGATGAACGTCGTTTCTGCAGCAGTCCACTGGTTGAGACGATACATTTTGAATTTTGCGAACCCTGACGGCGATATCTTTGATCGGTCGTAATCAGCCATGACTTCTGCTGGGTCGATGGTATGTCCGTATGCCGGGTTTGCCATCTTTATATGGCCCAGTGGGTCCGCGTGGATTTCATGGTCAGTTGCCGTTTGTGGAATTGCAGCAACGTATGAAAAGTGCGCGTTGTTCCTGACTTCGCCACTCTGAATCCGCAACCCATAGTCAAACCATTCGCGACCAAAACCTGAGTTGTCGATACCGGCAGTTGACCATGTCGAGAACAGTGGTTCTGCCCGACTGATGCCAGCACGACTGATGATATCGACGAACGCTCTGTCAACAACGTGAGTTTCGTCCACGACTATGCTACCGTTCAAACCTTCTTTGCTTGCTTGCGTTCTGGTGTTGGAACTTGACAGTGGAAACAGTCTTGATCTGCTGTTTTTGTCTGTCAGCTGCATTAGGTTCTTGTTTAGTTTTAGCGATTCACGCAACTTGGTGCTTTGCTCGTAGGCTTGCACACAATGCTGTGCGCCGATCATCCGAGCCTGAGCGCCGTCTTTGGCAGCCAGCATTACATTATTACCCGGTTCACCATCGCCAAACGCAAGATACATCGCGGTCGCGGCCATCGTGGGCGACTTTTTGTTCTTCTTGGCTACGAATACCCCTGCCTCACGAAACCGCCTCACCACCTGACTGAAGTGTTCGCTTTGATGCACCCACCCAAATATCCGGCTGATCACTTCATACTGCCAGTCCATGAAGTGGCCGTTTTCTGTTTGGGAAAGGTGCCACTCCTGCCGCTCACTGAACAGGTCATGGATGTATTCATCCTCCCAGTCAAAGTAGTCTGGGATTTCCCATTCTGGCTCGTCGGCAGCCGATTTCAGGCGCAGCGGTTCGCCAGCGTTGTTGCCTTCGTACAAGACAATGTGCGATTCGATCCACCAAATTGCAAAGCTGGCGCGTTCCAGATCAAACCAATAGCCATCCTTAACGGCATATTCGTCTGACTTGTTGCGACACCATCGCTTTGTCAATTCGGTTGTTTGTGGATCACGTTTCATTAACCGTTGCTTTTACGCTTTCTGGAAGCCATGCCGTTGTTTTTTACAGGCAAGATGTTCATTCCAATTCTATCTGATGGAGTTTTCCCAAACTTTGACCAAAATTTCAGCATCCCTTCCCGGCAATCTTTCAGGATTTGAATCGCTGGGATGCGTCGTGGATTTCCAGCTGAATCAACGTACTGCATGTTTTTTGATTGCTCCACCATTGCCCACGCGCGTTCAGCAGCAAACTTGGTGCGACAGTATTCAATCATCGCGTCAATGTCTGCTGTTGTATAAACACCTTCTGGACTTTCCAGCAGTAGTGTTCGCCAGATTTCAATTGTGCGAGGGTCGCTCAATATCTCTGGATGCGGAGTGCCATGCTTGATGACCTCTCCAGCCGGTTCAGTTTCTGGCAAACCATGCCTGTCTGCCCGGTACGTGCCGTCCAGCAGCTTGATTGTTGTTGGTTTCGGTCTTCCTCGTGTACTAGCCATACCCGCCTCCTATCTTAAATGTAATAACCATCCGCGAACCTTTTTCGCACAGTTAAATGCCGCCGTTTCGTCGTGCATGACGAACGTAACTGATTCGCAACCATCATCCTCCTGCAGCTGTTTCACCCGCGCCTGCATTGTTGCGAGCGATACTGCTCGCTGGTCCAGTTCAGTCTTTCCCAAATCCCATATCTCCACGTCAGTTAGCAGGCCAAGCTCGTAGCTTCTGTTGATCAAATGTGGTTCACCAGTAATTATTCGGCGATTTCTCAGCACATTCCAGTCAACTACTCGACCATACCGTTCTTCTCGCCATGTTTTTTGGCTGTGATGCGCCAAGCAAAGTGTCTGTAAATTGTCTAAAGTCCATCGCAGGTCAGGTCTGGCATGTCGCGGAGCAATGTGATCGACCTGATGCGATTCACTGGGGTATCCGCGCCCAATGAGTGAGCATACGGCGCAGGCATTGCAATCTCTTGCCAACGCGGTCTTCCTGATACCAGTGGTACCCGACCATCTACTGTCGGCCTTGTGTTTTGTGGTTGCGGTCGCGCGGCTAGTCTTTTTTCGAACATTTCTTGTGACATACTTCTCTCGACACTGCTGACAAAACATTTTCGGGTTGGTTTTTGCGTCAACCTTTTTGTAGCACTCTGGACAAAGTTTGGTGGGCATCTAAGTTGCCGATACAGCTGTGAGCGTGTCACTTCGCAACCAGTCTGTTCCGTCGCTGAACGCCAGTACCGGACTTCCCGCCGCACCATCGGATACATACACGATCTTCTTAAAGTTGTCTGCGGCTGCCGGTAGCCCAGCTACGGCATACTCAGGTAACTCAGAGAATGAATCAATAATGTCGCCAAATTGCGTTTCTGTAGGTATTGTTGCGCGCTTGTCGCGACCACGAGGAGTTTGAACGTAACTTTTTAATGTTGCTTTGTCTTGAATTGCCATTGTTTTTAATCTTTGCTAAAACTCTGTTGGTACTTGATGCCTGCTATACATTGCAGAATCCTGATTTCCCTGAAACGAACCGTCAATTAAACTGTCTGGGCAAACAATCATCCTGACTGAAATCGCATACAATCCGTATGCACCGTCACCTTCGGCAATAGTAAACCCAACCTGTGTACGAGGGTCGAATGCATTTGCACCACCAATCAGTGTGGCAATTGGTGGCATAATAGTCCAAATCAACTGCAAGTTCTGATCGCTTGTCAGTGTCATGGAAATTGCACCACCGCCGTGATTTGGTTTTGCAAACGGATTAGCCATGTGGGGCGTTACCTCCATGACAAATGTTCGTATTTCGCCTTCTTTCCAGTCTGAGTAACCATCTGCAACACCAGACGTTGTTGACACATCCCAAGGAGGGTCTTGTTCATCCTGTATGGTGTACAAGACCATTGTTGTGTCCGTATCAGAACCATTCCAGCACTTGTTCCACGCATAATCGCCATGTGGGTTTGAATAGTCAGTTTGGCAATCACTTTCAGCATTGGAGCATGCTGGGCCACATTTCCAACCACGGAACGCTGCTTGACATGTAAGTTCTTCCACGCACGGAGGGCAGTTTGATCCTAACCTGATCAATGTGCCATCAAACGTGACTTCTTTGCAACCAGCAACTTCTGCGCATAAAACAGTTTCAATGACTTCCCCATACATACTTACATTGATTTCTGTTCCCGCCTTGTTGTGAGACAATTGAATAATAATGTCATCACCAACCTCGTTTTGGCAACCAGTGTTTTGTTGCCCCGGAACCGATACAGTGGCGCTGCCAGAAGCGCCAGTCGGTGGGAATTGAAACCGGTCGCAAACCCAACATATATCCAAACTGTTACATGGAAACACAAGTCCGGCAGTATCTATCGCCGCAGCTTTTAACGGTATGAATTCTTCTCTCAACCCAAAGTTGTAAACATTAACAGCCTGTGGGCTTGGCGCTGAATTGACCAACGACGTTCCCATTTTGACAATTCGCGATTCGACCACCGTCTGGCAAATCGAACCTCCAATGCAGTATTTTGCGCGAACAAACAATTCAAATACTGTTTCCGGTGCAATGCAGTTTAGCTGTGCCATTCGCCCCGCGAATCCACCAAGCATACACGGATCAAAATTGAGGCACTGACCACCGCCTTGGCATTCTGGCAGCGATGACCACGGTTCGCAATTTGAGTTGCCTCCGCTAGATACAGTCGAACAATCCGGCAGTTGCGCCCACCAATCGACGCATACGTTAAATGGCATTGGAATTTTTGTCGTTCCAATGCACTGTCTAACCAGAGTTCGCAGCAACGTGTTGGCATTGACTGTCGGATAGACGCAGCAACAGTTACAGTCGCAAGAACTGGTTGCGAGGCACCTTTGGCATGACTGTAACTTAAAGTCAAGCTGAATTACTGACGCACAAAACGGATTGCAAACCATTTTTTTTAACCACTAACAGCTTGGACAGTCGAATGTTGATGCAAGCGTCTGCCATGCTGTTAATATTTGCGTGGCAATCGCTTCGCCGTCTGTATGGAAAAAGCTTTGGTCTTCAAAGTTGACCGTGTGAGTCGTGGTAACATTTATGTACAGCGAGTGGACCGCGTCCAGCAGCGTGTCGGTGACATCTACCTTGTAGTAGTCGCCAGTAATGTAGGTCACAACCAGACCAACGAGTGGAGAACCATTGGCAAATGCTGTGACTGTATAGGGCGTAAGGACTCCGGGGGTTGGGTTGTCAACATCGTGAAATACGAAGCTATATTCTATTGCCATTTCGTTCCCTGTTTCCTGTCAAGAATGAAAAAAAGGGACTGTGCCAGTGAAACACGGACACATGACAAATCTCGCCCCAGCATGTCAAACGATGAGACAAATGGCGCGGGCAGATTTCTAATGCGCATGCGATCACTCCTTGATCGTTAGAGACGAAGATGGTCTTGCGACCGACACAGCCCTCCTTGGTACTGGTCAGTCTACCATGAGATTTGGCGACCTCAACACGCGGTTTGCTGATAAGGATGGAAAAACCCACTCTAGCCGTCGATGTCTGGCACCCATTCTTCTCCGTCGTCATCAAGCGATGGCACCATCCAGTCCACAATCTCAGCAGCAGTATCCTCAAGGGCGATTGGTCTGGTGGCGGCATCAAAAAACTCACTCAAGCTCTTTGAGCTGCAGTCCCAGTCAAACATGTCCAGTTCTGAAACTGCATATCGCAACAGCTCCGATTTTCTAACCTCAATCCCATACTGGTTGTGAAGCATCAGTTGTAGCGCCTTCAGTGACTTGTCCATCAGATCAGCCCTCCATACTTGCCGCACCGCTTACGCTGCAGTGCTGAACAGTGATTTGTCGTACCGACGACCAGCCATCAATTCTGGTGTCCAAGTGATTTTGAGCGACACTTTGCCACCACGACCTTTTTTATACCCCAAGGTTCCACCGAGTGCTTCACAAAGGAACAGGATTGTCCTGAATTGTGGCAATCTTGTCTTTTTTGTGCCAAGATTTTTCACAGTTTGGTAGTTTACCCCTGCGGCGTCAGCGAACCGGCCCCAATTCCATTTGCGCCGATACGCCATTTCGAACAGCTCGTCTACGATTTCATTGAGTGAATCAATGTAATCGCTGCCAACCAGCTTCTTCCATTGAGCCTCTGTTCGAGCCTTCTTACGCTTAATCATTGCAGTTTCTCCAGTGTGATTATTAGTCGCTTGAGATTGCCAAGTCCACCAAACTTGTCGGCCATTCTCTTGACATCCGTCAGTTGTGACAGCACGTCGCTACCGACAACTGCTCCGTTCGACCCACCCGCCCGCTTGCTTCGCTCCTTAACTCGGATTGACGACCATGTCGTATCTGCCATCTTGGGAACTTTGTTTTTATGAGCCATTGCCATCAGTTTTTTGATTGGCAAATTCAATTGTTCATCTGTCAGCGTTGTAACGTACTGCCTTGCTTGTTCTATCTTGCTGACTTTTTGATACTGTCGCCGTGGAGTGGCTTTTGTTTTAGCTGCCATTTGTTGTTTCCTTTTAACTGTGTGTGTAAGTAACTGTCTACATAGTACACACAGTTCACTGACTGTCAATTACTTCTTTGGTGTTTTTTCTTGTTTTTTTGCCCACTCCCGAAACCCCTCTACTGCATGTTCCAGCTCACTGATCCGTAAGTGCGCCTTTAGGAGCATCCCATACATCGTGTTTCTGTCGATCATGTTCAGGTTGCGTGCTTCATCCACCACCTTTTTTCGCTCGGTTTCATACATATCAACAAACGTATTACAGCCTGCTTCCAGCTTCTTATTTTCTGGGCATTCAATCTTTGTCATGCTTCACCTTTTTTTGCACGTTGGATTTGGGAATTTAACGATGGTCGTAACCGCCAGATATAGAACAGCTCAGCTACATTGCTTTCAAATTCACACATTTCAATAAATGCAAACGAGTCGTGTGGCTTGTTATCATGTCCGCTAAGCCTTTGTCCAATGTTCTTGCTGCGACCGACATAGATCACTTCAGAGCCTTGATAAAGAAAGTAAACACCGGACTTGCCGTTCGCAATCTCAACCTGAAAGCGTGAAAACCGTTTTGCAGGAATGTTTGGCATATCGCTACCAACAGGAATTTCAACCTGTTTGATAGTTGTTAACGCTTCGTGCTGCATCTTTTTAGCGTCCATAACCCTGCCATCAACCTCCCGCTGTGCTTTCATAATACTGTCGAGTTTTTGCTGATGGCTTTTCTCGATTTCAGCCACTCGCTCGTCGGAGCGAATGTCATCATACAGGGTGTCAATTGTGCTTTCGATGTCTTCCAACCACGGATAGTCGCAACTCATTGAGTCCCCAGCACTACGCTTGCCACCAAATGCCGCCTCAACTATATCTTTGCGACCAGCGAACGTCCCGCCCGGCAAACAACCCCATCGCCACCTGTATCCGTAATTATGTTCCGCTCTTGTAAAGTGCCAGCTTTCGTCAAGCTGCACATAAGCATTCTCGTCCCAGCGGAAATACCAAGGTAGCTCGATTGTTAGCATGAAATACCCGCTTAGTAGCATTTCGTATCGCACATACTCAATTGAATATCGAGGGTGATAGATGCCGTGTTGTGTTTCTATTTCGCCGGCAGCATAAAATTCGAACATTATGCTTCACCCTCTACTTTTTCTGGGAATTTCAGGGTTTCGTCTTCTGGATCATTGCCGTCATACAACACGACATGCTTGCTCAACACTGACTCCCGGTGTTCATCCCACCACACTGGATCAGTGACAATGACACAGTCGCCAAACTGAAAGCCAGTGTCTTCGCCGTCAATCGTCAACGCGAACACTGCAACAAGATGCAGCTGCTCAGGCAGTGCTGTGTGCTGGGTTTTGAAAAATAGCCTTCGCTCAGAACGGTGTCGTAGCGCCTTCATTAAATGTTTGAGTATCATATATTGCTACTTCTTTC